GTGTAATCTTTCTAACTTTTACTTCAGTTTTTTTACCAAAGATATTATCCCAGTTGTCTGAGTATAACTTCTCGTTAGAGTTTCTACGTTTAGAACCTTTGCCACCGTGCCATTGATTTGCCATCTCATCAACCTAACGGCCCTCTGAATCCACGTCTACCCATTGATGCTCTTTTTGCATCTAACTTCTTACGTCTCTTTAAGTCTTGATTTCTTTGGTTCTTAATTGTATTAGGTTTGATGTGATACTTTCTATCACGACATTCTTGAACTATACCTGCTTTCTCACAATCCTTTTTAAATCTGCGAAGTAGTTGGTCGAACCCTTCTACGTTCCGATTCTTTGGATTTATTTTTGGTGTTACACTAGGCATAATTTTTCTCTAATAGATGTGAAGTCACCCCACGCTTTACAGCAACCCGTTCTTCACCGACCAATCCGCTATATGCTATTGACCTTTCCCTTACTGAGTACCCCCAATCATTTTCCACGGTCTCAGTGTGTAGTCGTCTTATTTTCAAGGACACATTTTGAATAAACACGACTACCCCATTGAAAGAAACTTAACTACTAACTATCAGCAGCAAGTTTCTTAAAGTAGTCCATCGCATCGTCTTCTTCCACTTGGGGTGCTGACTCTGCTGATGCAACTACAGGTTCTTCTGCAACTGGAGACGTGTTAACATCTGACCATGGAAGTTCTTCCATATCATCTGCAACTGACTCAGCTGTAGAGTTAGTTACCGCACCTGTTAATCCGAGAACTCTATCGAGTTTCTCTTTTAACTCTTCGTAAGATTTAAACTCACTAGGTGCAATAATTCCACTTAAGCTATGTAGGTTGTTTACCACATCTACAAGCTTTTGCTCATCATCAAATAAAGGTGCAACTGAATCAAATTCAGATTTGTCATAATTCCAGTAACCATCAACCTTACGGATTTTGATTTTGAAATTAGCACCTTCGTCTCTGAGGTCAAAAGGATTGATTGCTTTCTCATCTTCAAATGCTGGTGAGATTGCTTCCTTGAGTGCTTCAAAGATTTTTTTACCATATCTATATTTGAATACTTGACCTTCGTTAGCAGGATTTTTAGGGTCTGAGATAACAAGGATGTTAGACACATAATGTAAACGTCTTTTCTGTTTACGTGCTTGGTCTTTGTTTGCCTCAACACCTGTATTCCATAACTGGGTATTGTATTCAGAGACAGGGTCTTGTTTATTAAGAGTCGTTAAAGACTTCTCAATATACCATCCACCTGGCCCTTGGAAACCGTGGTCGAAGTATGATACCCATGGCATCTCTTCACCCTCGGGGGTTGGTAAGAAACGAACTACAGCGTAACCGTTACCACTCTTATCGAGTTCGGGTTTCCACATAGTATCGTCATTAAAGGATTTTTTTTCTCCGCCTGTTGGGGAAGCTGTTTCCATTGCAGCTCTTAGTTTATCTAAACTACTTGACATTGTATTCTCCTATTTTATTACAATTATATCGCATTTTATTACAATTTTATTAAGATACTTCAGATGGGAATCCCACCCCAAGTATCCAACTCTCACTATTTTCATAATAAGGTAGTTCATTATATCGTATTGCACCTTCTTTGTCTAGAGGGTTTTTGAAATATACTGAACAATTATTGAACTCCTTTAAGAGTGCAATAAACTGACTCCTCTGGGCGTTAAACGCTTGAGGATATGCATAGTTATCACTACCAGCATATATATTGCCAGCATCGTCACCTTCCAATGCATCAAAACCAACCATATTAATAGTTGTGTAATTGTGTAACATTGCATAACCTAATGCAGACATTCCTGTAAACAGGTTTATCAACAATGGGTCATTGTAAGTGACAATTAATTCGGGTCGTATTAGACCCAAAAAATCTGTCGTTTCTCCATCACCTTGTATGATGAAGTGTGTATCGTCGGGTTTAGTCGTAACGTTCACTTCGTGTGAATATTCAAAGCCCGGCTTCATTAATTCCATCATTTCTATCGGTAATGGGTCAATGTCTGCAAACGCAACTAGATTACCTCTATAGTAATCTGATTTGATTATTTCTACTTGCATGACAATGTCTACTGCAAAAACTATATCACATGCAGTAGTGTCTCTATGGATTGCATTACAACCCCACACTTCGTGGTCGCAACCTAAGATATCAAACCCCTCTCTCGAAGGCCCGTTTCCTAATATAGTTACTTCTGACATATCTCTAACAATTTGTTCTTGTATTTTTGGTGGTCATATGTTATGAATGCCTTATACTTATTTATCTTAATGTGTAAGTCGGGATATACTACTCGTTCTGATATGAGTGTTTCCCAATCCTTCGTGAAACCAATTATCTCATCCATGATGCAAATGGTTTCTAAACTTACATCCTTACTCATGTAAGCTTTAAGTAATCTAGGGTGTTGACCGTCGACTACTTTAAGTTGTGTTTGTATTTTGAACTTTCGTATCAAATCACTAACCTCTGTTTCGAACATGTAACCAAGCTTCTGATTTCTCTTCTTCCATTCTCTGTATCTCTTATCACATTCCTTATCTAGAAGGTCACCCGCCCAGAAATCTTTGTATGATAGATTTGCAATATAGAAATCTTGTAATTCTTGTTTGTATGTTCGGTACAGTTTACCAAAATGGTATTTATCTTTACGTTTAAGAAATGACTTAATGTCTGACTTCACTTTTCCGTTATACTTAACGAAGTCATAATCCTTGGAATGAAAATGTAACTTTATCCCAAGGTATAACGTGTATGCATCATAGCCTTCTCTAGAAGTCATTAAGTAATAATCTTTTTCTCTGCTGGGACTTCAACTCTTGGAGCTTCTTTTTGTCCTGTTGCAATAAGATATGCATTTTGAACACCTTCGTTAGATTCGGTTGCAAAAACATAATTATTAAATGTAATGACTGTTGGATTTTCGTTTCCAGTTACAGCCACACCTCTAGCAAAACCCATTCCACCTTCGGGATTGGATACTATCATTTTTGGTTGAGTTAATGTGATGGTTGTATCTAACTGACTGTCAAATGTCCCAACATACTCTCCACTGATTGCCACTACTGTGACTATATCACCTTTTTTCATAATTACCTACTTGTTAAAGAAACCTGTAATGGTTCCTTGTGCTGATGAACCCCTGTTTATCATTTTCAAACCAGTTGCTTCCGCTTCTAGCTTTTCTTTGAGAGGTTGGGATATTAACCTCTTTGCTGATTCGGGTTCTACTTTGTTATCATCACAAACTTTTATGATTGCTCCCATAACATCTGTTTTACCACCTATCAATAATCTTTCAACTTGTTCTGTAAATTCTTTTTTACTAATCACTCTTATACTCCATGTAAGTTTGAATATTGTTCTCGTAACTTATACAACTCATCAACATAATCACAAGGGTCTGCAGAAAATATTTGAAAGTTGCCATTTTCAAGACTTACTATTGCAGTAATCTCTTCAATCGGCGTTCCTGTAAGTTCTTCCACCATGATTGCATATGCAGTCATTTGAAGGAACCAAGGTTTTGCCATATAGTCTTCTTTGAATGAAGACGATGTCTTAAAATCTATAATTGATAATGCATCTTCGAATACTCCAATGCAATCTACACGTCCAGCCATTTGCAACTTGTTACTTAACATAGGTGCTTCTAAACATATCGGTACTATCTCATCTAGTACTGGTTGGACTCCTCTAAATCTATTCTCTTCTATAAGGTCTTGGAATACTACTTCCTTTTCTTGCCTTAGATAGTCTTCTACGACTTGGTGGAATGATGTACCACGTTTGGCTGCACCAGTTGAAATTCGATTGGCCTCTTTTTCACCAACTCGTTCTCTCCACAATTTTATGTGTTCTCTATTGAGTAAACCAACAACTGTTGTTACACTTGGATAATGAAATGATTCAGTACCATCTGTATAAAATCTTTTACCGTCTTTTTGTACGGTCTTTAAATCTAAATGTTCTAATTCCCAAAGTTCTAATAATTCACTCATAGTTTATTTTACTCTTATTTGCCTTGTAGGTCAAGATGCTTTTTAACAATCTCTCGCGTCTTCACTTCTTT